TCGTGGAATCGTGGCATCTAAGATCAAGCAAAGAAGCTAAAGATGGTAGACACACGATGACTATTACCAATGCCGATCTAATTGATGAAGAATACAAGAAAGATTACTTTCCCTTTATCGTTTTACGTTGGAATCATAGATTGTCAGGGTTCTTCGGTCAGGGCCTTGCTGAAGAGTTAATCGGAATACAATTAGAAATAAATAAAATCCTAAGATCAATACAGCAGGCCCTTAATTTAGTTGCTGTTCCAAGAATATTTCTTGAGAATGGCTCTAAAATTAATAAGCAAGCGATCAATAACGCTATTGGGGAAATGGTTTCTTTCTCAGGCACACCACCAATATTTCATACCCCGCAAATGTTTACACCGGAAGTCTATGACCACTTAGAAAGATTATGGAATAGAGGCTTTGAGGTTACAGGCATTAGCCAACTTTCAGCAACAGCCAAAAAACCATCGGGTCTAGATGCTGCTGTAGCATTAAGAGAATATCAAGATATCGAATCTGAACGGTTCATGTTGGTTGGTCAACGCTATGAAGCTGCCTTCCTAGATGCATCTAGAATTATGATTGATATGACAAAGGACTTGTATCAAGAAGATAAGAAGATTGCTGTTAAAGTAAAATCTAAGAAGTTCATTGAAACTATTCCTTGGAAAGAGGTTGATCTAGAAGAGGATGAATACAGCTTGCAATTATTCCCAACTTCATTACTTCCACAAACTCCACAGGGTAGACTCGCGAAGGTTCAGGAGATGCTACAGGGTGGCTTGATAGATCCTGTAACTGCAAAGTCGCTGTTGGATTTTCCAGACCTTGAAAGTGTCATGAGCCTAGAGAATGCCGCAAAAGATAACGTTGCAAAGTTAATAGAGCTTGCAATGGAAAAAGGGAAATATCTAGGCGTTGATAAGTATATGAACCTAGAACTTGTAATCACTACAATGCAAGAAGCATATTTGAAATACCTAACCGAAAATGCACCTGAAGAAAAATTGGATTTACTAAGACGGTACATGGAAGATGCCCTAGGTTTATTACAGCAAGGCACCACACCACCAATGCCAACTGCAGAATCTCTTTTAGGAGATCCATCACAACCCTCAGGTGATTTACAAATGCCTATACAAAACGCTCCTACTAATCCGATGCCAGCTAATCAACTTAACATAGGAGCAAATTAAATGTCGGACATTACGGAAATCGTTAATCAAGCAATTCAGCAAGAACAACCTGCTGTTGCCAGCACAGAAACAGAAACCAAGCAAGCCCCTGCATCATTGCAAGAAAGCATCAATGCTATCATTCCACCAAAAGAGGAATCCAAGATAGATCAGAATGATTTAATGAAAAGATTTGCATTGCTTTCTAAGAGAGAAAAACAACTCTTTGAAAAAGAAAGATCATGGAAAGATCAGTTAAAAGAAAAAGAAACACTCGCTCAGAAGCTCAAGGAGTATGAAGAGATTAAATCACTTTTCCAAGAAAACCCACTTGCTGCATTTGATAAGCTAGGGATGAGTTATGATGATGTAACAAAGAAAGTATTAACTAACCCAGAACAGAACTATTCTAATAAACTTAAAACTTATGAAGAGAAACTTGAACAGCTTCATAAAACTATAGAAGATCTAAATTCTAAATTAGAGAATAAAGAAAAAGCGCAAGCAGAACAAGCAAATGAACAGATAGTTACTCAATTTAAAAACCAGATCAAGGCCGATGTAAGCAAAGACTTAGACCGATACGAGCTAATTAATAAAACAGAAAGCTATGAACTGGTTTATAACGTAATTAAAAGTTATTACGATCAAGCACAAGAAGTACTTCCAATCGAAAAGGCTGCAGAGCTAGTTGAAACGCACCTTGAAACGCAAGCTAAAATGTTTTTAGGAGCTAAAAAACTGCAAGCTGCACCTGAAGCAACACAACCTAATAAGAGCCAAAATCCTTTAAGCCAAACCACGTTGAATTCAAACATTGTAAACCACACGACACCGGCTAACAAGGAATTGGCAACGCTTCCACGTGAAGACGCTATAAAGGCTATCGCTGCCAAATATTCCAAAGTCGGTAAATAACCGAAAGGAATTTTAAAATGGCATATTTAGATATTACAACTGCTGATAGCATGTTGAAAGAATTCTACACAAACGAAAAAGTTCAGAATCTCATTTATAAAGACAATCCATTTCTAGCTATGGTTCCAAAGATGAAAGAGTTTTATGGAAAGAACCTTCGCGTTCCTCTTATCTATGGAAACCCACAGGGTAGAAGTGCAACTTTCTCACGCGCTCAGGCAAGATCTCTTCAGACTTATTCAAGAGTTGAAGATTTCGTTTTGACTCGTCAGAAAGATTATTCAGTTGCAGTTATTGATAACGAAGTTCTTTTAGCAACACAGTCAAATGCAGGAGCGTTCTTGGAAGCTGCTACATTAGAAATTGATGGAGCAATTAATGCTCTAACAAGATCAATTGCAGTTGCTTGTTATCGCGATGGTTCCGGTGCTATCGGTAGAACTGCCAACTCTGCAGGCGCAACCACAACCGTAACATTAGTTACTCCTGAGGATATCACAAACTTTGAAGTAGGCATGGAACTCGTTTTTGCAGCAGATCCATTATCCTCTGCAATTAGAGCAGTTGGATCAAGTGGTAATGGTTTATATGTTACTGCAGTAAACAGGGCTGCTGGAACTTTCACTGTTAATGCTAAAGTTAATGACGCTACAAACGGCTCACCAAACGTTGTAGCAAACGATTATATCTTTGTTCGTGGAGATAGAAAAGAAGCCACAACTGTTACACCGTATAAGCTCACTGGTCTTGCTGGCTGGTTGCCAACAACCGCACCAAGTGCAAGTGAATCTTTCTTCGGAGTAGATAGATCAGTAGACGCTACAAGATTGGGCGGTATCAGATTTGATGGTTCAGCTCTTCCAATCGAAGAAGCTCTGATTTCAGGTGCATCACTTGTTGCTAGAGAAGGTGGAAGACCTGACCATATCTTTATATCTTATGGCAAATACAGCGAACTCGAAAAAGCAATGGGCTCCAAGGTTCAGATAGTTGATACAAAGGTAACTCAGGATATTTCATTTAGAGGAATGATCCTCAATGGGCCAAAAGGCTTTATGAAAGTTATTCCAGATCAAAACTGCGAAGCCAACAAGGCGTATATGCTTCAGTTAGACACATGGAAACTTTATTCACTCGGCGAACCTGTAAGAGTTGTTGATTCTGACGGATTAACGATGCTTAGACAGTCGTCAAGTGACAGTTTTGAAGTTCGTTATGTGTCAATGTCACAGCTCGGTTGTAATGCTCCTGGTTTCAACGCTGTTGTTACTTTGGGTTAATTAAATCGGTAGATATCGGGGTGGGGAAACTCACCCCTAATTATTAGGAGTAATCAAATGGCAAATAGACTTTACAATCAATTCCAATATTCATTGGATAAAAACGTTGTATCTACTTTCGGATCATTTACAGCAACAGCCTCATCGGGGGCAGTTGTCAGTGGATCTGTAAAGGGTCTCGGCGTGGCGAGTGTAACTAAGGAATCAACTGCTGGACAGTATACGATTGCTTTTGCAGATAAGTTTTCCAGATTTCTAGTTGGAAACTTCATGACAATTAGTGCTGAAGCTTCAAACGTTGGTGGAATTCAGGTACTCGCAACATTAGCAAGCTATCAAACAGATATTGCAACAAACAAAGCCATTACTATTCAGTTAGTAGACTTTGCAGGTAGTGCAGTAAACGTATCAGCAGATACAATTATCAGATTTGAAATCAAATGGCGTAATAGTTCAGTTTCAACAAGCCAGAACGCATAAGGAGATAATTCCATGATGGCTTTTGATGACAAGAAAAAACAAGCCGCAATGATTATCAAAGAATATCTTCCTAATTCTCCAATGGAGGAAATAGGAGACGATAACAGCATAGCACTTGAAACAGCAGCAGTAGGCTTTATTCAAGCAATTGAAAAGAAAGATCCTAAGGCTGTAGCAGAAGCATTTCAGGCTATGTTTGATATAGCAGAATCTGCACCTCATGAAGAATATGAAGATGAAGAATTCAAATTGGGTGAGAAAATAGAATATTAAGGATGACCTAATGAGTGTTACTCTTTCATCGTTAAGGACTCAAATCAGGGATAGGGCTGATATGAAGCATTCACGCTTTGTAACAGATACAGAGCTGAAGAATCTTATCAACCTATCCTTGACAGAATTATATGATTTGCTTGTGGGAGCCTTCGAGGATTACTACATTGCAGATCCTTATTCCTTCACTATATCAAGCGGTAACTCCGCAGATATCCCTGCTGATTTTTATAAATTAATTGGCTTAGATTATCAGTTTAATAGTGGTGAGTGGGTAACATTGAAACGGTTCAATTTTGTCGATCGGAATAAGCACAATGCAATATATTCCAGATATGCATTGGGAATGCCGGACCTAAGATACAGGCTGTTAGGGAGCAAGATAAAAATACTCCCCGAAGATAGAGCAACGGGAACCTATCAGATGTGGTATATCCCAAAAGCAACGCTGTTATCGGGTGATTCTGATACCCTAGATGGCGTGAATGGTTGGGAAGAATATATAATTATAGATTGTGCTATCAAGTGTAAAGAGAAGGAAGAATCCGACACTTCCGCGCTTCAATTAGCCAAGCAACAGATCAAGAAACGAATTGAAGAGATGGCGCAAAATAGGGATGCAGGGGAACCTTCCATAATTAGTGATGTAACTAATATGAATTCTGATTTTGGCTTACCATATATGAGGTAATTGCTTTGAATAAGATTTTTACGGGCGATTATAAACTAACAAAATTGCAAAGCAACTTTAGTGAAGCAGTTTTAAGAATAGGACGCTGGTTAAATTATTTGTTTGAAAGCAATAAAGATGGAAGCCTGAAACTCGCTATTACAAGAATTATAGATGTGCCTAAGAGTTCTGGAATATATGAAATATCTGTAATTGACTGCAAACTTGAATTAATAATTTTGAGCTCCCCGTCAGCAACAGACCAAAGAATAGTGTTACCACCCGCTAATCAGGTAACAAATAAGAAATATACAATAAAAAAAATGAGTAATGATGTTGGGAATGTAATTATTTCGGCACTAATCGATAACGTTCAAGATTATACCGTTTCAACGCAGTATGATTTTTTAACGGTGGTATCAAACGGAACACAATATTTAAAGGTTTAAATTATGTCTACAACCTATATGAGTTTAGATTTACCAGTAGTCGGGCCTTCGGGAACGTCAGGGCCTGATTGGGCAACTATGTTAAACGCAGCTTTAACTCTGATAGATAGTCACAACCATCTATCTGGAAAGGGCGATAGTATCCCTATCGGCGGAATTGTTATAAATGAAGATATAAATGTAAACTCATATAACGTGAAGACTGTTCGATCATTGCGAATGAATAACAATGCGGCAGCTTTAGCCCTAGCCACAGACCTTGGTTGCGTTTATCAGTCCGGTGGGAATTTATATTTTAATAATGCAAGCGGTACCCCCGTACAAATAACCTCAGGAGCAGGCTTAAATTTATCCTCCGTAGGCACCATAGGTGGAGAT